AGTCAAGTGTTATCCGTAGAAGTAATAGACAGAGAAATAGATGTCTCCTCTACTACGGTCTCCTTATCAGTCTTCTCTCAATAGCACCTGTTAAAGCGGAGGAGGAGAACAATAATGTCTCTAATCCTGTAGCAGCTGCAACGGGTAATGTAACAAATCAGGCGGTGCAATTCCAGAACAATGGAGCACCGTCTAGACAGCATTACGGTCCTAATATAAGTTGCAATGGTAGTACTATGACCTTCTCTCCATTTTATATGGGTAATCATACAAAGCCTTGGGATATAGATGAAGAAGGTATGAGACCTTCCAGCTACACCATGGCTGAGAACTGGGGAGGACAAGTAAACTTCATGATCCCATTAGATCGTGAAGGTCTACGTAGATGTAGAAGTATTGCAGCGAGACAAGAAGAAAAGATGCGTTTGGACTATGAATTAGTCCGAGCTTTGAAGTGTGCAGAACTACAACAAAAGGGATTCATGCTAATGCCTGGATCACGTGTTTATTCAATGTGTAGTGATGTTATACCTATAGCAGCGTATAATAAATCAGTAGAAGACAAGAAACCAAAAATTGAACCAGTAAAGAAAAGCTGGAACCCATTTAAGAAATGACATCGTTTATAGCGGTTATTTGCTTAACCATCCTTATATACATTTTTTTAAAAAACACAATTAACACACCATGATCGCAGTTATCAAACCCATCCTGTTTACATTTTTATCTACCTCTGCAGTAAAGAATTTAGTAATTAATTTATTAGAAGCTTATGCAGCAACAACAGATAACACTATCGACGATAAGGCAGTAGAAATAGTCAAACGTAACTTATTCCCAGGAACTAAAGAATAATGAATAAAGCCACTGAAGACCAGTTCAACGAATTACATAACCTTGTCACAACAGAATTCCTTAAACGGGTCAAAAGTGGCGAAGCAAGTACTCAAGACTTAAAAGCAGCATGTGATTGGTTAAAGACTAACGACATAAGCGGTATAGCTATGGATGGTAATCCTTTATCCAAACTAGCAGCTATCATGCCCAAAGTAGACCCAGAACTCGTACAAACAAGATTATATGGCAAGCGGAGCGAAGTACGCTAACGGCAATTATAAGGCTCAACAGAAAGCGTACAACAAAACAAAAAAAGGTAAGGCATTACGTGTCAACGCTAATAAATTAAATCGAAAACTTGGTACCTACGGAAACGGTGATGGATTAGATGCTGCTCACTACAAAGGAAGTACCACTAGAGGGAGACTTCAAAGACCTTCGATTAATAGAAAAAGCAGACTTAAAAAAAAGCGTAAATGACCCCATTACTACCTAAACCTGAACACTATTTATACAACCTAATAACCATGACAAGTCCTGACGCTAGAAAGCTCTGGAGAAGAGCTATTAAAGAGCACTTCAATTGTCAATGTGTTTATTGCGGAAATAATTATGAAATTAATGAACTCACAATCGATCATGTCAAACCTAAATCAAATGGTGGAGAAAGTATTGCAAGCAATCTGGTACCCGCCTGTCGAACGTGTAACCAAGGCAAAGGTAGTAGTCATTGGCTCAGATGGATGCGCCAGACATATGGATGTATCCCTGACAGAGAACAGTTGATTCTGTCTCATATTAGTTAACTAACCGCCTCCGTAAGGGGGCTTTTTTTATGTCTGAAATAGTAAAGGTAGATGGTGCGTGGCGTATAGCTAAATCTCAGAAAGCAGAGTTTGTACAAAACTTCCTAATACCACATTTAAAAAAACAAGTAGAGGATAACAACTTAACTGGTAAAGCTTTAAGTAAAGCTAGAAAAGGGTTTGGAAAGATCTTTATAGATGGTAGGGAAAAGCAAATTTCAAATGTCACTAAGTTTTTAACTACTGGTAAGGATTTAACACTACCTGATAAAGGTTTAGTCAAAGAGTCTAAACAACGTAGAACAGAAGCCATTGACGTTCAGACTTCAGATACTCAAGAAAAATACGATTGGAACACCCAACCTAAAGGAATGGAAGGGCATCATAAACGTATGGTGAAAATGTTTGCTCCATTTTATGAGGGTAGATCAAAAGAAGAAGCTAAACGAATAACTCAATGGTTTGTAGATGAAGGATATGCGTTAGGTGATTCAGTAGACAATATCCAATTAATGAACCCGAAGGCTCATAAAGAAATACATAGATGGATGATTGATAATCGAATCCAAGTTCCAAGAGGGCCAGCAGGATTTAGTAATTTTCAACTTTCAAATCTATTATCTATTGGACCTAATGTGAGAGGAGGGGCTGATGGTCGACTATACGATGGGCCAGCACCTAAATTTCCTAACCTAGCTCACCTTCCAGAGAATGAATTATATACAGCTGCAAGCATCTTTTTAAAATATGTACAAGATCCTGTAGAAGAAAAGTTATCCTCTTTAATTAATGTTGATTCTCTTCAACAATCTGAATTTGATAGAAGAAAAGCTGAACTAGAAGCTGGATATAAAAGAACTGATCAAGTCATAGCTAAAGAACAGGAAGTACCTACTGCTGTTAAAGACTTTGCTCAAGAAGCATGGGATGTAGGTATGGATGCTGTTGGATTAGGTTCAGTAAAAAATACAGTACGTGCAGGTCAAGCAGTAATAAATAAAGATCCAGTTAGCGCATTAATCAATGTTGCCTCTATTCGACATGAGACTATCGAACCTCTAGCGAAGCGTAGCGAATATAAGGCTATAGCAGCCGATATAGCGGGCAAATAACCTCTAACCATACAAACACACATGACTAATCCTTTAACCGCCTTACAGGACGATTTCAAGGTGTTTCTGACGGCTCTATGGGACCAGTTAGACCTACCTCCTCCAACCAGGGCACAGTTCTCCATAGCTGACTACTTACAACATGGACCAAAAAGACTACAGATCCAAGCCTTTCGAG